TTCTTTCAGGGCTTTCAATTTTCCAAGGCTGAACGCTTCTCCTGCACCCTCTGCCGTGCCCTGTGCTGCACCCTGTGCCAGCGCCTGAGTACCGGTTGCCCCTCGCTCCGCCGCATCCACATAGGCATCCGTCGCCGCGCTTCCACCGGCAACCGCCACATTAAGCGGTCCAAGCGGAAGGCGAGACATTGCCTGTGTGATGGAAAGCCCCGTATCAATAGCAAAGTCCCTGACCGGCGTGCCTCCGATCGCGTCCTTGATTCCCTGATTCGAAGCATTCATGATCGCGTTACCGGAAAATGCTTCGTTATTCGTATCAACCGGAGTGTTTCTTTTTTTGTACTCTTCCAGAATATTTTTATATTCATCGGTCGATTCCGCATTCATTAACGCTTTGATTTCTTTTGCTTTATCTATGCCCATCTTGGTTGCTGCGTAGATATATCCTTTCGGGCTTTCCAGAGCTCCCACAGAATTGTATGCAATACCCGCAGCAATGTTTCTCTTCGACGCATCTCTGACATTCTTTGTTTCATCATCTCTAAGCCTTGCAGCTGTTACATCTCCAAGGCTTTGCTCAAACTCTCTCGCTGTCTCCTTCCCATACTTTCCGAGCAGATAATTATACATATCTTTCTCATCAGTATTCAGGAACTCTGCACGGCCATCCGGTGAACCGAATCCCCTTACTTTGGCTGCCATTTTTAAATTTCCGATAAAACCGTCTGAATATCCCTGTGCGCTCTGGCTTCCTTTCCTTACATAGTCTTTATATCCAGGATCTTTCTGTGCCTGCACATACGAAATATTCCCCTGCTTTCCGGAATATGTAAGCCGCGATGATGCTTTGGTCTCCGCTGGCTGCTTCGTCTTTGTGGCTGCATATTCCTGTGCCAACTTTCTACCTGCTTCTCTTTTTTTCACTCTATCCGAAAGCTGTTCAAAATATTGATCTGGAAGCGGTGCCGAACTATACTTTCCTGCCAGCCGCTCCCCTTCCCGGATTCGTTGAGCCGCTATGGTCGTCTTTTTTGCGTTCTTAGATGTATTTGAGCTTTTTGACGATGGCATCGAATATGATGGAGTATTCGATGATTTTACCGCCGATGTAGACTGTTTTACTTTTCCAGAAGTTCTCGTCAAATTTTCCTTCTCAGATGTCTCTACAGACTTTTTTTCATTGTTCTTCCGCACTCTATCCGAAAGCTGTTCAAAATATTGATCCGGAAGCGATGCCGAGCTATACTTTCCTGCCAGTCTCTCCCCTTCTTGAATCTTCTGATTCTTCACAGTTGTTTTTTTCTTCGCGCTTACTTTGACCATTTTTTTCTCCATTCATTTACTGCGCCTGCTTGTACGTTCATTTTGCTTTGCTGTAATACGTTTGTGATCGCCGGAATACTAATATTCTTTGCCGTAGGTGTCGGATATGTCGCTGTTCCTGCCTTTATAGATGCCTGCTCTTTCTTGATATTCTTATCATCCGTGTACATGTCTATTTGACCATTCTTTTCAAGGCTGTACATATAATCGTCCGCTGCTTTTTTTCCCTGCGAGCTTAGTATTGTCCTATATTTATTTGCTGCCTCTATCCATGTAACCATCGGTTTCGACGATGAAGAAGAACTCGATTTCTTTTTTGAAGATGATCTAACACGTCCTCCGCCCGATCTGGCCGCTGCTGCCTGCCTCAATGCCATCTCAGCCTCCCAGTTCGCCTGCTCCTGTGCTGCCTGCTGCTTCTGGAATGCAAATTCCTGCGCCCATTGGTCTGCTGCCACGCGATCCTGATACTCACCGTAATCATATCCATATTCCTGATTGTACCGACCGTTATAATAGTTCAGATCGTTATAGTAATCGTTGACGCCATCCCTATAACGCTGGTAATCTGTATTGTCCAGACCTGTCACTACATTCATCTGGTTGTACAGATTCTGTCCTTCATCCGCATAACGCTGGTATGCCCGATCGTAGAAGTCCAGAGCCTTATTGTTTAATTGAGTGACATAATTGTCATACGCCTGCTGCCCTGCTGCCGACGCGTATGTATTCCCATATCCGCCGGTCAGCGCCGCCGCATTCCCCATCGTATCGCGCATAGCAAGGTTTCCCTGGCGCAGATACTGATCGCGGTACATTTTATAGAGATCGTCATTCGTCATATCTTCGGAGGTGTAGGAGAACTTCGGGCGGTTCAGGATATTGTCCAGGATATCCGAAATCTGACCTTCGTATTTGCTTTCAAACTCGTCCGGTTTGTTCCGTTCCAGTTTTCTCGTCTTTTCATAATATTCATTCACCCGGTCAGAGCGCTGGTAGACCGGTTTTGCTTCTGTTCCTCCGGATGCAGAGCCGGATGCGGTTGTCACTCCGGCTGTGACGTTGTTCGATGGTGCTGCATTAGCCAATTCCTGTACTTTGGCCGCTGTGCTATTGGTCGGCTGAGCACCGCCCTGCAGCATTCTGAGGAGTTTCGTGTTCTGGCTTGCTGAACCTGAATATCCAGACATCCCATACTCCTCGGCAAGCTTCCGTCTGGCTGCATAGCTGGAATTTCTTCCTGAGCTATTTAGGTAATCTACGATACTTCCTACTGCCATTATTTATCCCCCTCCCTTTCTTCAATTTCTCCCGCGCTCAAGATAGCCGCCATCTTAACCAAGTTCTGTGCCTGGTTGATTCCTTCTACCTTTAAACTATTCAAGATATTCATGACTGCTTTGATTGCAATTTCATCATAGATATATTTCTTCATGACTGCCTCCTAACTTCTGCTTTCCAAATCATCCAGGCGATCATAGATATCCTGGATCGTTTCTGCCACGCCCCAATAGTGGGTCTTCCCGGAAAAAACAGGGTGATTGAGATATAATTCCTGTGCATAGGCATTGGACGGAGACAAGACACATCCATAGTGATCCAGGATCCTCTGCGGTTTTGTATCGCTGATATTCCCCGTTCCATCCCAGCCGGTCCAGAAGCAATACAGATCGTTATCTCCCATTCCGGTACTCTGATCGCCGGTTCCCAGATACTGACCCCGGCTGGTATCGAACGTATAGAAGCCGCCGATATATACCGCATCCTCATCCGCCTCAAATGCCCCACCCTTACACCGGATATGTGAACCGGTAATTGTAGCACCTTTGACCGTTCCCGAAAATGTTGCATTTCCAGATGCGTCGAGTTTGAAATTCGTGGAGTTTACCACCAGACGGTTACCGGAGATTGTAACCTGTCCAGATTCCAAAGAGATTTCCGATGATACGGTTCCCTTTGAAACCTTCATATCAATCTTGCTATCCGTGACTTTGAATTTTGCATTCGTGTTCTTTTCGAAATCAGATACCTCCACCTTAAGTCCATCCAGGTCGAACTTGAGAGAAGCCACCCTCTTCTCATCTTCCAGATACTTCGTCAGCGCCTGGTTAGAGTAATTATCCTCCGGCGTCAGATTATCGAACATGTAGCGAAGCTGTTCGTTAAGCTGATAGAGATAGCCTGTGAGTTCTTTTTGGTCCATCTTGTCAAAGCCTTCCATTGCTTTATACTGCGCCATCAGATTTCACTCCCTTCTTCGATGTATTTTCCGACTGCAATCAGGCGGGCTTTTCCCTTTCCTTCCAGTCTCCAGCGATAGTGAAAGCACCGCATTGGTTTAATCGGAATCGTGTAGGTTCGTTTTCTTGTAGCGTATACAGTGAGCATCCGGCGAAATGCAGCGTCTGAATCATGTTTTAGAAAGACTTCTACCTGGCTCCCTCGTTCCAATTCCAGGAGAAACTGAATCTTTCCGA